TTAAGTAGCGATGCTACTTATAGCTACCCACCCTAGGTAAAAAACACCTATAGCAAACGATAAAAGCCCTGCTGTTCCCAAAGCCCATGCGAAAACGTCAATCCACACAGGAATTACTGTTTCGGTCGACTCACCATCTAGTTCTTTTCTCCATCCCTCACCAAGTATATAGCCCCCTAATATCATGAATAAAACCACTAAAATCATGAATACAATGCTTATAAAGAGCAATGACCATGACCACTGAAGCATAGCAACAGCGGATTCACTCAGATCTGGCGCATCTTTTTTGGCAAAAAGCCCCATTGAAATAGTTAATGCTAAACCATCAACGGCTAATATATATCGAACAAGGAGATCCACTCGCTTTCGTGTATCCGCTTGATTCTCATTGAACTGTTTTAGCTTTTCCAGATGAATCTTTTGCTGCTCATGGTTATTTCCTTGGGTCTGTTTTTCCATTTACATGACGTCCTTTATCAAAAAAGACCTTGCTGGCCTCTTGCCTTTGGTTTTTCTTTCCAGTTGCCGAATATCAGTTCAATACAGTCTGAGGCTTTATCAGAACCACCAACGGTGTACTGGTAATCTACTTCGACCACCGGCAAGTTTGCAAATACCTTTCGAATGTCGGGGTGGTCGTTGATACTGATGATCATGTGGCCCTGTATCGATTCGGCCAGTCTGGCCATCTCTTCATACTCTTCAAAGCCGAACGGGACTCCGTAGCCTTCTGTCTGCCAGTAGGGTGGATCACAGTAAAACAGAGTGCCGGGGCGATCGTATTTCTTGATGATGCGCTTCCAGTCGAGATGTTCAATGGTTGTATTGGACAACCGGTAGTGAGCATCGGCGAGATCTTGCTCCAGTGTGAATATATTGAAGCGGGGTCTGCCAGTGGTGCTGGTCCCGAAGCTCTGGCCTTCAACCTTGCCACCGAAGGCCAGTTTCTGCAGGTATAGGAAACGAGCTGCCCGCTGTATGTCGGTCAGAGTTTCCGGTGGTGTCTGCTGCATCCATTGCCAGTTCTGGCGACTGGTTAGTATCCATTTAAACTGCTTATACAGCTCCTCGAGATGATGCTTAACAACCCGGTAAAGATTCACCAGGTCGCCATTAACGTCATTCAATATTTCAGTTTGGCTGGGTTCTTTTAAGAAGAACAGAGCTGCTGCTCCACTGAACGGCTCAACGTAACATGAGTGCTCAGGGAACAGCGGCAGAATGTGATCGGCTAGTTTTCGTTTCCCGCCGATCCAGGGTATGAGGGGCTTTGCCATGATATGTACCTTTCATATCTCTGGAGCTCGCGGCCCTCTGGTTTATTGCCCCGCAGCGGGAGCATTTTATTTCTAAAACTTGAAAAATTGCTTTAGCCAGCAGCTTATTACAGCGCTGACAACGTATGTCTTGCATGTGAACCTACCTAAAATCTGATAGGCTTGCTTTGCCTCGCGAGGCAGGGAAGCCCTGGGTTGGTTCACGTACCTGGTTTACGTGTTCTGACGGCTCAATAACGTTGCCGCGTTATTGGGTCGCTTCCTTCTGTTTCTTACTTTGCTAATAGTTCTTAATACAGAATCATGTTGTGTTGTGGCAGCGTTGGGGCTGATTGTTTTATCTCTCCTCCTTTGATGTATACATTCCCACCGGGGGTGCCGGTGCCTATTACCTTTAGTCTGTCGCCACTAAGAAGTTCAACGGTTGATTCTGTGCCGTCAGTGCTGATTATGGTGGCTATCTGGGTTGAGTCTTTCTCCAGCAGGCTCTCAAATTGTGTCCATACGTTAGGCATTGATCCTCCTATCCGCTGACAGTTGCTGACGAACGGTCAGCCCCTGGTCGTTGCTTTGAGCATTGATGGTGGTGCCGGATATCTGCACGGGGTATGTTTCGTTGAGATCCTGAATTTCTACCAGATGACCCGGTAACAGCAGCCCGGGAGCCAGACCGTAATCGGTTAGCCAGGTCGTGAAGCTCATCTCTTCCCAGGTGCCGCCCTTGGCAATCTCGATGCGGGCGCGTTCATAGCCTGCGCTTTGGTGTGTGACCAGATCGTCTGTTACTAACGGTGCAAGCTCATCACCTGCGGTGCCATCACGGGTTAGCGTGACAATAACACCGCCAGTTTTACCTCCTGCAACGATGGCCCGGTTATACGTCGGTAGTGTTTTGAATTGACTGCCCGCCTGATGGATAAGCGAAGCAGGGAGAATGGCATCTAACGCTGTACCTGGATCATTCCACTTGTGCGGGCTGACGGGGTAGCGGGGCTTAACGATCAGCTGTTTATCAGCTGCATGACTTTGCACGATGGCACCAGCAGTGTTTGCCAGGCGTTTTATCACTGCGATCGGGTCTAACTCGTGATAGCTGAAAGCACCGCCCGGGATCAACCAGTCAGTGGCTTGCCAGTCGAGCGTCCAGCCAGTATTCGCCAGCTCTTGCTCTGCCAACTGCTGAGCGGTGTAAGGCGCGCTGATAGCCTTACTTCTCTTTGGTGCATAAGGATCTGAGAGTATCCCGCTACGGCTTTTTCCTTTGATTGTTAAACCTGTTTGCCCGAACTGGCGAGTTCGACCATAACTTTCAACTATCGCGGTGAATAGATGGCCATTAATCTCGCAGGCGATCTCACGCGGGCCATTGCTATCAGGCTTGAGCAGGGCTATATCCGATTCATGCTTAATTGTGGCGCTGAAACGCCAGCCCCACGAGTCAGCATCGGTGCTCCAGTTAACGTTAGTCGCTGCAATTTCAGCCCCGTCAGGGGTGCGATACAGGGTTAATACAGGCATGAAGATATAAACTCCTCTGATATCTGGCTGAGGTGGGCGGGCGGCTTCCTCCTCTGGCTCGGCTGTCCAGCCCGGGCTGTAAGCGTAATCTGGCGTTGGCCGGGTCCAGCTGCCATCACCCCAGACAGCCTCGCGGCTTTCATCTACCGACGGCGGCGTGTTGTGGGCGATCACTTTGCCAGGATCAATTGGCCGGATAGGCTGATTTTCATACGGTGATGCAGCGCCCCAGCTGAAGCTAACTACATCAGCCGCAGGTGGCGTATAAGCCTCAGTAAAGCTGAAATTAACCTCATATCGCCAGGGTGGCGTGTAGTCTCGCGTGTCCCATATCAGGCGGTCACCGAAGTCATCGACACGCTGGAACTGATAGAGGCTGTCAACATCTACCGGTGGCGGCCAGTTCCAGGGGTCTAAATGATCTTTATCCAGCACCAACACAAAGTCAGCCCAGAGCTGATACTTGATCAGGTCGGTGGGTAGTGGGTAATTGCTCGGAAGATCGGTACTGCTGTTCAGTAAGCTGATAAAGCTATCCCAGCCGCTGCTGCGCTCGGTGTCAAACTGCGGGAGCATGCTGTGAGGCATTTCCGGTTCGGTATTGCGCCCGGTGCCGTTCTGCCATCGCCCAGCGCTGCTGGATTGTTTGTTGGGTGAGTCGTTGTGCGGCAGGTCTGATTCAATGTCTGCTATTGCCGCGACACCCCAGCGATAGCCTGAATTATCGTTTGATGACCCGCCTGTCAGGGTGACAACGGGTATGCTTTCACCCCATTGCAGATCAACACCACATATCATTCCTGGAAGTTCAGTCGTTAGGGTCAGCGCAGCGCCTCGCGCCAGATGCAGGTCGGACTGAATCTGCGGCAGTGTTGCCGCTATAGTCAGATCACGGACGTTATCAAGTATCAGCTCTATGGATGGCTGCAGTGGCTGCAACTGCAACGCGATCTGCAGGTCTATTGGTTGCGCGTGTTCCGCTTCGATCGCTGCCGATAGCACCGACAGTGTGGGCGATATTGCTAGCTCGAACGCCGCCGAATCAACAAACGAAAAATCAACAGCATTCCCGGCAGGGGGTGTATATGCACCGGTAAAGTTGAAGTTTACTGCATTACCTGCCGGGGGCGTGTAGGCCATTTACGCACCAGGTTCGATCAACTGCGGTATGGTTCCCGCTTTAATCCGGACAGGGCCGCCCGATACGATATTGGTTGTGTTGATGATGAAGGCTGCGCCCGATCCTGTCACGCCGACACTACCATCCAGTACGTTGTTGCCGTCACCGTCTTTAAATCGCCCCCAGCTTGCAATATTACTGGCATCGGCGCTGCTGTCTTCGGCCCAGGCATTAAACGTCAGCACTCCGTCTGCCACGGTGCCGCTGGGCTGGCTTAGGGTGAGCGTGGCAAGTAGAACGGGAATCTCGCCCATATCCTGCCAGGTGATATCGTTATCGGTGACGGTGCCGCCATCAGTTATCCAAGCGGGCGCTGCACCTGCGCTGGTGCCGGTGTTTTCTGCACGGTAGTAATGCCCGACTGCTGTAGCGTAATCACCCGCCGTGTAGACGGTGCTTATGGCATGGGCTGTCATCGATGTAATAGAGGCGTCAGGGTCTGGCTGCCCGCCGCTGTATTGCTCAAATACTGCCGGGGTTGCTGCCGCGTCCAGTGCGGTGATGATGCAGGTAGCGCGGGCGTTTCTGAGTGCGGTTGTCATTCGGATTGTCACTTTTTAAGTCCTTAAAGTTGGATTGATAGGACCGTGAATTAAAGGGCGGTATCCGGCAGGCGGAACAGCAACAGCATACACTTGTGTGCCATTTGTGAGCGATATTGCATAGTTCCCGCCAGCATCGCAGGTTGAGGTTTTTAATAGCTCACCTGTGCCAGCGTTATAAATCCTGACCTCGGTAATGCCTGGAGATAAATCAACGGTTACTGACCCCCTTACCTCGTATGGTTCTGGCGAGTCATCGGTTAAATAAACGTCCTCGATCTCGGTGTCGCTAAGGGCGAGATTATAGATCAGGATGCTGTCAATTAGCCCTTCAAAGTAAGCTTCGGCTCCAGGGTAACCCCTTCTGCCAATGTAAAGGCTATCAGTTGCCCGGGAGGTATTTCGAGTAACGGTTTTTGATGCCACGCCAGCGCCATCGAGGAATAACGTTGCAACTGTGCCGGACATTCTCAGTCCTGCATGACTCCACCCCTCGCCTACAGCCGGTCCTTTTACTTGTACGTTACCGCCACCTTCTCCCAGTTGGCTATTTAGATAGCCGCTATCATCACGGCCGATGAGTTCAAAAAAAGCAGGGATAGCAGAGTATTTGGATATCAAAACATTGTCGGTTCCTACCGGCTTATAACGCACCAATATCACAAAATCACCCGTCAAACCGTCAAGCGCGCCAGGGGCAAATGATATATGGTCGCCATTTCCGTTGAACGACAGAGCGTTTCCATGAAAGCCGGGGACAGAAATAGCCCCGTGGATAGTTCCGTTAAGGTTTCCCATTTCATCGATCAGCGTAGTGCCATCGATGTTATCCATTGTCCAGTGAGCATAAAGCCCAGTTAACTGGATAGCCATCAGTCTGCATCTCCTCTGATCTGCAATTTAAACGAATCGTCGGCTTTCGTCGGTGTGCCGCTGATTGTCGTTCTAGCAATCCAGATCGGCGCGTGAGCGGCGTCTGTATTGAAGCGCAGCACGTTGTTCGTGGCCCAGCCTGACCCCCATCCGTCAGCCAATATTGTGAAATAAGGCTCTCCGGTTATAGGATTTATTGGTGCGCAGTTTATTGAAGTGCTGCCAGTGGCTATCTGACCAGACACCTCACCAACCACGTTAAACGTGGTTGAACTGGTGAAGATAATCGCCCAGCGATCCCGAATAGCGTTTTTATTATCGGCCTGCAGGGGGTACAGCAGGTCGTTATATTGTGCTGTGGTATTGCTGCCGATACGGGCATCTGACCAGGTACTGGTCCAACTTGCCTGGCTGAACAAGTGGTGCACCCGGCTGCCGATATCGCCAAAGATCAAGGCGCTGGAGATAAAGGTATCTGCGGGGTCGTATGCTCTGGAGATAGCCCCCACCAGAGCCAGCTGACCGTTGATTTGCGCTTCATTTACCAGCGCCATATCTTCGATACGGTGGACAGCCTTCAGCGGCTCAGTGTAAGCGCTCAGGTCTGCCGGGTTGGCCATCGTAACAACACCCGTCTCCCGGTTTACCGTATAGAGCGAAGAATCGACCCTTGCGCCAGTCTGATCGATCAGATAGCAGGACGCCAACTGATCACGGCTTAGGTTCTCCACATCTCCAGCTGATAGCGGGCTGCTCAGCGTTTCGTTTTTGGTGCTGTGGATGACAATAACATCGCCACTTCTGATGATCGGCACCCGGCCGTCAATTGGCAGGCGTACCGGGTCCAGCCCCAAAATTGAGGCATCGAGCGGCATTGTTGAGTAAACCACGGCGTTAAACTTCATAGTGCCGGGGTCGACCGGATCGGGTACCCAGATTGTGCCATCTTCCAGAATATCGGCTGCGCTATACCATAGCTCTGTGCGGTTGTACGCGGTCAGAGTGCTTTCCAGCACATAACGACCAAATTGGACACTAACAATACCGGTTTCATAATCAACAGCGCCCTGTGCGTCATTTGTATCGATCACGCCTTGTCCGTTAGGGGTTAAACCGATCAGAGTGCCGTCTGGCTTGTTGACGCGAAGGTACAGCGAGGAAGGCCGTAGCGGTGCGCCGGGTGTTCTGAAATACAGGTCATGCGCTGTCCAGTCACCGTATTTAGTCAGCATTGTTTTGATTGTCAGGCTGTTGTTTCCGCCACCCTGGTAGCTATCAAACGAGATCTGCCCGGATGCGTAATCAATACTACCCGCCGCAGTGGCCGCGCCGGTGTTACGATCCCAGTCGGTGTAGATAGTGCCTTCCCGGTCGATATGGGTTTTGCCATTCCAGATGAACTCCAGACTGCCGGGAACAATCTTCCTGATAGTTGTCGGCGTCAGATCCAAGGTGACATTTGGTAGGGCTGCACTCTCAGACACAGCGGTTGGTGTCACACTGTCCTGCTGATAATGCACAGCGATATTGCCCGAGATAGTGCCGCTACGGGTCTCGGATCGATAAGTCCCTATAAAATAGCTATTTCCCTGGCTATCGCTGTAATTAACCGGCATTGATACAGCGCCCGTGGCATAGTTAATCGTACCGCCGTTGTTAAGGGTGCCATCACCCTTGTCATACACTGTGACTGTCTTTGTGCCGCTCTCAGTTGATGTGGTGAACCCCTGATTATCATAGGACCAGTTTTGGCTGAATGACGCAGAGAAAGTCCCGGGCTCAACTGGCGCGGCCGCGACTGTGAATGTAGCGTTATTCCCGCTCATGGAGTAGCCGCTGACATCTTCCGCCTGGATCGCGCCCTTGTCATAATCAATGGTCAGCACCGCGCCGCTGTCTGGCATCGCGGTAGGTTTCAAGCCTACTTGCCCGAGGCCATAAATCACTCGCCCGGTACCGTCACCGATCAGATTGCCGCTTCCATCATCGGTGGCCGTTTTTACAACGCCACCAGCATCCCAGCTTAGCGTTAGGCTGCCCGGCAGTATCTCGCCTGCTGATACGGTGAATGTCAGATAAGCAGGTTCAACATCAGGGTCGGTGGTGCGAATCTCATAGTGTACCGGGGTTGCCCAGGTGTAGATAATCTCGCTCTCTGTGTCGGGTAGCGCTCCCAGCGTGGCCACGACTGATCCGGTTGTGTAATCAATGGTTCCAGCACCGCCTGCTTCATCTACCAGAACACCGGTGCCGTCATCCTTCATCTGGTACCACTCGCCCTGTGCCATGTAATCAATGAATAGGGTTCCCGGCTGAGGGATTGGGCGCAGGGTCTTCACGTAGTTATAACCACGATTCGCCAGCGTTATCGTTTCGTGAGCAGTGTGGGCGGTGTCGTAGATAGCGGCCGCTGGTGCGGCTGTGAAGGTATAACCATACGTGCTGTATGATTTTGCACCTGTCACTGCACCACTATCGTATTCGATAGTGCCGTACTGTGTGCCAACAATGCCATATGTAGTACTGATGCTTGATGTGCAGATCAGGTTGCCATTGCTGTCATCTTCAAATGTCGCGTTATTACCGAGGTTTAACGTGACCGACCCAGGCACCACTGCCCGGCCAAATGAAAATCCAGCCGCAATCAGGGTGTAGCTAACCGATATGGAATACGGGTCACCGGCGGCAACGAGGTTTTGTCGGTCTACACCGGCTTGCACGTCAACCACCGGACTTTCAACCGTGGCACTTGGTACCAGCTGGCCGAACATAGAAGTCGCTTTGATGCTCATATCGCCCGGGCTGATCGCCGTGTCCAGCGGTACAATGCCGTAGTAATTGCTAGCGTCAGCCACCTGAGTTGAACGAAACACTGAGGGCGTAGAAACAGAGGAGAAGCGGCTGGCGGTTTGAGGGCCCGGGAATGTAGCCCGCAGGGCTGACCCTATATCCAGCACATAAACACGCCGTTCAAAAACGCCTCGGTCGTCTTCAAATTCTTGTATTTCATGGCTGACCGAATCGATGCGGATATATTGCTCTGCGCCAGTCAGTTCACCGCTGGAATCCTCTTCACGAATCAGGTACACCTGCCCGACCTCCGGCAGCTTTGCATCCACCCGGGAATACAGTTTAACCATCCGCTGGCCTTCCAGCTGGTCGCCCAACAGGGTGTAATCCGATACCGGGCCTTTCACTACATAGCTCTCTATCCGGTCACGGGCGTCAGTACGCTCATCGGTATAGCTATCGGTGCTGAACATCACCACTGAAACGCGAGGGTCTGCCGGGGCGTCGGTAATGATCGCATGGCTGCCGTAGTACATATCTTTGTTGGCAGTCTGAACGGCCGCATAAGCTTTGCGCAGGTTGACCCGACCATACGTGCGATCAAGCCGTGATATATCAGGAAACAGGTTATTAACCACACCATCCTCAACGACCACCGCGCTCATCATGCCGCCGCCGTCAGCGCTATCAGATAGACGCTCTGACGCCATGAGTTTGATGTCTGTGTCTAAAATTGTCATGCGTTATACCACCATCAGTCGGAGGGTAATTATGTAGAGATCGTCCGGTGCAGGGTCAGTAACCGGCTGCACTGGGTTTGCAGTGAGTGGGCCATCGGCCTGACGAAACATCACCGAATAGGTTGTGCCCTGCAGCGACAACGAATGCACCTGGCCGGGTTGCTGCACTAATGCATACAGAAGCTCAACCGTGGCTCGGGTTGCCCAGCCATCGACCAACGTGATCGGTCTGCCAGCCTGCTGCGCGGCTTCCTCGACAATCAGGGCACCGGTTAACGTCACATCAGCGCTCTGGCGTACAGCAGACCAGGCGAATTCATCAGACCAGATCAGGTCATCGGGGAGTGTGATCGCGTTCAAGGTAATCATCGTGAAATACTCGCAGCGTCACTCAGTTGACGAACCAGCACCTCGGCATCGGACTCAAAGAACTGTCCACTGATTGATTGGCCATTATCTGACTTGAAGTGCACCGTCATGGTTTTGCCTTCTGCTACAGCAGCCGGTGCTTGAGAAGCAGGCGCAGTGGGTTCCTGGTTGTATTGAGGCTGAGCCTGGGTCTGAGCTTTCTCCTGCTCGATGTTTTTTAGACGCAGTTGATGCGCTTCTTTTAACAGTTGTATGGCCTGGTTTGCCTCTTTCATCGCATCTGCATTGCCTGAGTCTCGGGCTGCTTTTTGTGCCGCACGCAGCTCACTCAACTGACGTTCAAACTGATTCACTTCAATAGATGCGTTATCACCTTTGAGGGCTGCCAGCTCATCTCTTAGGCTGGCCACGGTGTTGCTGAGATTGTCGGTTAACTGTTGGCTTTCACGGTTTATGGCATCCATCGCGGTGCGCAAACTATCAAGACGGGTTTTATCCAGCAGGGTAAAAGCACTGAGAGACTTTTCGCCATTTCTGGCCAGCGCAGCGGCCTGCTGGCCTCCTTGTTCCAGCACTTTGGCCATACGCTCTGCAGCGGCGGCCTGCTGGTGATAAGACTCCATGACTTTTTTGCCTTCGTGTAACTGATACCCGATTGCTTGCTTCAGGGTTTGTAGATAGAGCAATGTCCCAAAGTGGAACTTATCCATGACTTTGTCATAACCCTCACCAATCCGGCGCCACTGCTCACTCATAACAGAGCCGAGTTCATCCCACTGAGCCTTCGTTTTATCTCCAAGCTTCAGCGCGTATGAATACCCCGCCAGCAGGGAGGTGTTGTGCTTCTCTTTGCCTTTGGCATTTTCAGTGGCTGCCTTGGCATTTTCTGTCGTGGCCTTAGTGTTTTCTTTAACCGCTGTCGTTTCAGTGCCCAAACCGTCAGCCATCGTTTTAACGGTTTTTTTGGCCTGTTCTGCTTTATTCTTTAGGGCGTCTAACGCATCAGCGGCAATAAATAACCCCTGCACCAGATGGTCAGTCGATACGCGGCCATCTTGTCCAAGCTGTTCAAATTTCTTCTTGAGCTGCTCAACATCTTCTTGAGTTTTTGCTGTATTAATACTGTCAACAAACGCATCCCGCAGTTCTTCACTGGTCGCTTTGGCTTTGTTGGTGATCGCATCAAACTGGCTGACAATCTCTGACTTTGCCGTTGAAACAGCTTTTTTAAGGGGTTTCAGGCCGTCACTTGCCAGCGTATTCCAGGCATCAGAGATATCCGCTGCATCCTGCTGCAGCGCTTCTTTAAACGCCTTGCTGACACCCTGCATACCCGCCGCCTCAATACGATAACGGGCAGCGGCTTCTTTCATGCCCACAGCACCCAGCCCTTTCGACAGCGCATCCAACATGGCCGCAATGGCTGAAGAGACGGTCCAGGCAACGGTTTTAATACCGGCTGTAAAGCCGTTGAAAACAATAGAGAAGGCGGCAAAAATTTTATTAGTGCCTGTAAGCGTCTCATTTAACGAGTCAAGAATACTGCTGGCACCCGCCAGCAGCTCCTCAAAACTGCCCACCGAATCCGTCAGAAATTTCTTGGTCTTAGTCGTAGCGCTGACTAAAAAGTCTGATATCTGTTGGGCATATTCTTTCAACCGCCCGTCTGCAGCCATCTGGCCAAACAGCGCCAGCATCTCTTCGAGCTGCGATTTGGCAAAATCAAACACCCCGGCATCGGCAATTAAGCCAACAAAATTGGTCCAGTAATCTTTCAGGTTGCTGAACAGACCGTTCCAGGTCTTCATCTGGGCAGCCGCCGCACCCTTAGATGCACGCCCCATCTCATCAACCAGCAGCGCTATCTCTTTGCGGCCGAGTTTGCCCGCCGCACTGAGCTTTTGCAGTTCAACCGTATTTTTTCCGGTGGCTTTCGCCAGCAGATCCCATACCGGCACACCGCGCTCAATCAGCTGCAGCGCCTCTTCGCCCTGGAGCTTTTGTTTTGTCCAGGCTTGCCCCACCGCGAGAATAACGCCTTCCATTTTCTCCTGGGAAAAGCCAAGCTTGGCGGTCTGATCAATAATCGCCTGGTATGAACCATTCATCGGGTCGATACCGAAGGCTTTAAGTTTGATAAACCCCTCGGCAACACCGGTCAGCTCTGCCGGGGTTGTCGCTGTGAACTCCTTGATCCATTGAACGGCTTCTTTGCCTGCTTCAATAGATCCCATCAACGTGGTTATCTGGGTTTCTAGCAGTTCAAACTGTGCGCCGGTGCCAATAATGCCGCTAAACGCATTTTTCAGCGCATTGATGCCCAGGTATGTCCCGGCCAGGGCGATAACTTTAGTGGTGAGTGTTGAGATGCCACCGCTGGCAGCATTTGCCGCTTCCTTGTTCTTTTTCAGGGTTTTATTGGTTTTTTCCAGTCCCTTAACAAACCGCCCATTGGCTTCGCGCATCCGATCGCTTTTGTCGATAAATCGACCGGATGCTTTATCAGCCTCGGTCAACTTGTTGCCATACTTGTCGACCGACTTAGCCGCACCCTGAGTGCTGGAATCGGCACCCTCTACCGCACCACGAAATTTAGCCAGCGGTACGCTGGCTAAATCACGGGCCTTAATCAGAATACTGAGGGCGGTTTCCTTCAGAGCCATCGGTTATCAGCCTTCCTGATCGAGATAGAAAGGCGCGGTTTCGCCGTCTCGCAGGATCACTTTGCCGCCCAGCGTGGTGCTCACATACTCACTGGCGAGCAGATCAACGGCGGCAGATGGCGCAAGCGAGGCTTTCGGGATCTCGCATTTAACCGGTTTGCCGGTTGCCAGGTTGGTGCCGTCCAGGAAGATACGCGCATTGATGGTGGGGCGAACGCCGCCTTTAATGCGCGAACCGCTCACAGCTGCGTAGTCATAACTCAGCTTAATATCACCACCCGCTGCCAGAGTGCCGCTGGCGGTGGCCCGAATCATCCCAGCGGCATAGTTCACTTCATATGCGGTGGCAGCTATCGCGCTATCATCAGAGGCCAGCAGGGCGCTAAGCCCCTCGGTTGCCAGGTTGCTGTTGGGCAGCTTTGTCCACAATCCCGCTTTCAGCAACGTGACCGGTCCATCGGTGACGGTACCGGCCCCCTGATTGATAGTGGCGATTTCGCCCATCAGCGCCATGGCCAACATCTCTGCAGGCTGGTCATCAAACGCGATCGCAATTTCGCTGGGTTTCGCAATGGTGACGCTATTCAACGCCTGGCCATACGACGTTTTCTTTTTGGATGTTCGGTCTTTGGTGTCAGAGGGGGTGTTGATCTGCAACTGGGTTGCGTTCAACGGGCCGACCAGACCGGTAGGGTTGCCGGTTTCATCAAAGCGATCGAAGTAAACGTCGCCTGCTAACAGTAGTCCGCTCATGGGCGTGCTCCTTTGGTTTTGAATTTAATTTGATACGCTAATGGGTAGTAGCCAAAGCCGTTAGAAAAGCCCGGTCGAGAGGGCGCGTTCTTGCGCACAAAGTTGCCTAACTCGCAGTGCAGCCCCGCCATGGCGTGAATCACTGAGGCCAGCAACGGGCCGCTTTTGTTGGCGTCCCGTAGGCTGACGGCAATGACGATCATCCATGTTTGGGTGACATTACCCTGCAGTCCGCCTTGCGACGTTTCTGGCACAGCATCACCTGCATAGATAACATGCGCAGCGGGGGTTACTTGGCCGCGCTCTTTCATCTCAGCTAAGTCGCAGCTGCGATATACCTTGCGCAGGCCGGAGACCGCTTCTAGCGCTTGCACTAGATGGTCTTCTGCAACCAGGTAGTTATCTGTTAGCTGAAACATCAGATAAATCCCTTACTGTTTTTACGACCAAACACCAGGCCATCACTGCACATCTGTGCAGTGTTGTTACTGGGACTGGCATCACCTTCATCTGGCATGCCCAGGGAGATTTTTCCGGTGCCCAGTTTGCTGAGAAAGTCGATCGCATTGTCATAGCGCTTTTCGATACGCTCTGGCGCGTGTTCGTCATGCAGCAGATAGCGGGCGACATCACAGCAGATGCGTACTAAAACGTCGGGCACGCTGGGCAGGGGCAGGGTGTAGCGCCCGCCGAGATAACCATCGACCTCGGCACTGGCATCGGCTAATGCCTGGGTCAGCACTGTGTCATCGATGACACCGGTGGAGCCGTCCCGATCGGTGAGGAGGATTAGCTCCTCTTCACCGAAGCGTTTGGTCATATCGTTGCGGGCTGCGTACATGGCTTACGCCTTATCCAGTTCGTCAGTGAACGCTTCCCAGGCGGCATCACGCTCTTCGGCGGTAGTGCCTTTTGGGTAGGCGTTGGCCTTGGGGCTGCCGTCCTCTTTCCAGAGTGCGGCATCCTTTTTGTCCAGCTGGCCGATGTGAGCTACAAGCTCTGCCAGGCGCTTTGCGTCCACGGCCCCTTGCGCTTCGCTATCCTTAACTGCTTCGCCTTCCAGCAGCTCTGTGCGGCGATCGCTACGCAGCTGCTCCAGCTGTGCTTCGTTAAAATGATCGGCGGGGAACTCATTACGGCCCTGCTGAAAAACTTCACCCGCCCGGCGATAGCCAGTACCTGCTGCACAAATGACAATAATCGTTGCTTTAGACATTGCATGGTTTCCTCTCGGAATAGATTTATAGGTGAGCGTCCTTGCTCTAAAACGGTGTTAGCCCGCGCCGCTGATCAGATCAGCCAAGGCACAACTACCACTTCAACCGCTTTATAGTTGGTGTTGCTTTCGCCCTGGGCTTTGTACTCAGCTTCAACAACCGCTTTCGCTGCGGCGCGCTTGCTTGGCCCGACAATCAGCATGTTTGGCATGATGCCCAGTGGGCGGCCTTTGTCTGATTTATGCGCCCCCATGGCAGCAATCGCTGCATCAAAGTTGGCGGTATTGAGCGTGGCTTTTGAACCAAACGCCTGCTGCCAAAAACCGAAGCCCACGTTGCCCCGGCCATCAACGCCATAGAGATACTCATCTGCTATAAACACATGGTCTGAATTACCGGCATCTGTTTTAGCCAGCAGACGATAATCACGGCGGCGCTGATAGATCAGCGGCTTAAGTGGCCGGGTGGTGTCCAGCAGGAACCAAGGGCTTTCTGCACCGGCCTGCATATTGCTGACAGATTGCTCGTTACCGTCTTCACCCACGGGATGGTCAGTATCAAAGAAATACTGGCCGTCATAGCAGGTTGTCGTGAAACCGGCAGCGAGCAGGGCAAAGATCAACTCATCGGGGTGGGTGGATGATGCGTATCCCATATCCTGAAACTTAGGGCTGAGAATGCCGTAATTGTCATCTTCGATACGCTCGGCGGGGATACCTTCGGTCGCTTCGAACTTTTTATTTTTCAGCGAATAGTCATAGACTTTCATGCGGTTGATCTGACGATCGCCGATCCACTCGCGCAGACGACTAAACTCGCCGAGCCAGCTGTAATCTTCTTGGGCTGTCGTTGAGGGCACCAAGGTGGCGACTTTTGGCCAGAGAGGTGTGTAAGAGCTTCGGCCGATTTGAAACGCGGCGTTAACAGCTGCATACAGCGCTTTAAGTGCGCTTGGCGTAATATTCATCGTTTTATCCTGTCCTTAAAATTAAGCGTTAAACCGGGCTTACTGGCCCAGCGCTACCCAAACACCATCACCATCCACCTGGATGATCTTGCCTGCGGCATTGAGGGTGTTGGTGGCGTGATCGATTGAGAGCGTGGAGTCATTCACGAAGTAAGCGGTCGCGCCGACATCGGTCACCGCGATATCGCCGCTGTTGGTAAACTTATGTTCACCCGAAACCACTTCGGCTATGATGCTGCCGTTAGATCCGGCGCTGTTATCCACTTCAAAGGTGGTTACACCGGCACTCAGTGCGGCACCTGAACCATCAGTGACGGCGGTCAGATAGCCCGCATCCAATACGGTCGGGGTGTTAGCGTTTAGGGTGACTCCGGCTTTTACTCCGTAGGCGCGCTTACGGCCTACGCGCTCTGCTTTAGCGCTCATTGGCTCAACTCCTGTTTTGATTTAAGGAAGGCCGCTTTATCCAGCCCGGTGGTACTCAGCACCGCCAGGTCTTCAGCGGTTAGATCGTCTGCCTTTTCTCCTTCTGGCTTTTTGCCTTGGGTTTGCTGGGCTTTCAGCGCAACCAGGGAGGGGCGGCTATCGAGCATGGCCTTCAGTGCAGCAACACCCTGTTGCTCGCCAAACTTGGTGAGGTAGTCCTCTTCGGCGGCCAGCACTTTGCCCTCTGCTTTGGCATCCTTCAGCAGCTGTTCCAGGCTTGCCTCATCAGAACCGGCTTTCAGCACCGCCATCTGTGTGACCAGGGCGTTGTAAGTTGCGGCAGGCACATACATCGACAGATCGATGTCTCCATCTTTGGCTTTGAGGGCCGCGACTTCGGTTGTCAGCTCTTCTGATTTAGCGGCTTTTTTGGCCAATGCGCCCAGCGCGCTCAATGCCGCTGTGCTCTGCTCATCGGTCAGCTGATCACCTTCATTCAGCTCAATGCCGAGTTGGGCCAGCAGCTTACGCATCGCTTTGTTCATAACAGGATTCTCCTGGGGTTGGTTATCGTGGGTAGGGTGAGGAACGATCTGTGCGCAAAGAGCTTCGAGATCTTGCATGCCATCGATACCGGCACGGTTGGTCAGCGCTGCGCTGTGGATAAAAAGGGGTTCGCCGGTGCGTTTGTCGTACGGAAACACGGAAGAGAGAAAGCGGTATTCCTTGCCTTTGATATATTCGAGGGCGCGGGAGGTCCACGTCGGCTTAATCCATAGGCCAGAACCTTCCCGCCATTCCATATGCTCTCTAAACCAGCCGCTAGCGGGGGCGGGCTGACCATTTTTGTCTGCATTCAGGGTTTGATGTTCGTAATCGATCACTAGGTCATTTACAGCCGCCTTGGCAATTGAGATAAGACGGTGAGCGATGTCTGCGGTTAGATTCCACTTGCCGCCAGGCACATCGAAGGGACGGCCATCAACAGCGCTGAATTCACCAGCGGGGAGTAGCTGGCACCAACCAGCATCGGTGTCATTTAGTTCAAACGACAGCGCAACAACGCCGAGATTGGCGTTGCTGGTGGCTGACAGTACAGCGATTGAGTGGGGTGATTGATTCGTCTTCATGCCGCCAGATTAGCGGCATGGGTGGTGGCGTGGGTTTAACCTTGGTCAGATGTTTTTAACTACAATTCCTCACTAGTACTATCTGATGAGGACTCATCAGCTTCAGATTCATTGAAGCGCCCGAGATAGTTTTCTTTTTCTTGTTCAGTAAATGATTCTACATCAACGATAAGTGCCTGGGAGATTGAGCCTGCGAGATCCTTAGCATTAATTTTTAACTTAACAGGTACCTTACCCCATTCAGCATCAATCAATGCGGCTTTATTTGGCTCAGTTAAAGACGTATCCTGAACTTTAGCCCAAAAAACGGCACCCGAATCAACATTTCTCACCTTAACTTTAAAGCCGTTTATAAAAGAAGAATTAACTTCCATTAAACGATAGGATCCATCTAGTCGTACTTCGGCCGATTTTCTTTTAGCATTCCTTGTCAACAGCTGCGCCTCTTCCCCTGTGATTTCAGCGCCTCCTACACCTATTTTTTCAGCCATTCCTGCACGTTTAAAAACCTCTGTGGCAGTATCGTGAGCATGACGCTGAACATTATCGATAGCGGGGTAACTCTTAGCTATATCACGTATCAACTTCATTCTTTCCGTCTCTTGTGCGGACATAAATTGAAACGTTTCAATGTGTGCTTTTTTCTCTTCAATTATTATTTCTTTCTGCCTAGCGTCTTTGCGATCTTGCAGATAGTCCTTATATGCTGTGTTACCGGCATATAGAGACCCAAGCACTATAATTAATAAAACCAGTTCCTTACTAGACATTTTTGACACCGCCGATCCAAAAGCTTTATCCAGAATTTCTTGTAAATCAATATTAAAAATCGAAGATCCATCTTCCACTCCGATGGCTAACTCAAGCTTTTTTTTGTCTTCAACAGTCAGCTTATTTACATTATAAGTCCCATATTCAGCATACGCATAGGCGCGATGAATACCCCGTTGAAGCTCAATGAAGGCTTTCATTATGGATGGAGTTATTGAGTTGTGGTATTTTGGGCCTACCAAGTGAATCTGAGCTAAAGGCCACCCATCAAACTTTAATTTAATGTCATCAGCATCAATCGAGCCATCGTTGATTGATCTAAGTAAATTAAAAGCATCTATTTCTGTTTTAAGAACGACTTCCCTTGGCATCTATGGCTCCCTTTGAGTAATGGCGTATTAACAATGATACAACTAATACCATTCAACGCGTTAGACCCGCGTTAGAAACCATATACTCACTTTGCGCACTCCATCATAACCACTAAGCAACACAACCCCTTACAGCGCCGCTCAGGCCTCCTTTTGCTAGCCCTCTGCCTGAATAAATTCATCCAGGATATCGATAACTTCTACTTCATCCTCATCACTTAACCCAAAGAATGACCGCGCCTCTATATTGCGGCTCTCATCACCTAGTTGCTGGGTGGCGGCATAAGCGTCTGTACCGGGGCCAGTGCTCAGACCCGCTTCATCGGCAGACCAAAAAGGGAAGATGGTATCGCGCAGGTGGAGTGTTTCACCGTGGAGGATCTTATCAACCGGGACGCCTTTGCGCTGTTTGCGCTTTATCGTGGCCGCTTTAAGGGGAGCCCAGGGGTTGCCGTCCGGGTCTTCTTCGTTATCGAAGTGATCGCGGGTGCGCTCTTCCAGGAAGTGGGCTATCTCCATCATGGCGGGCTGGGTGTTGCTGACTTTTTCAATAAACCGGTCCAGCACCTCATATACCGGGTCGCTGTCATATGCCAGGCTGATTGCTGTTTGTGTTCCCGCCATTGGCTTTTTTATCCTATAATGAAGGTTCTCCAGACAGACAAGGACTTCGAGTTCCGTCCACTGATCTGTCGGTGGGGTGCAACGGCGAAGCGCGGCACCCGCCCTTATTCCTCTTTTGCTGATTCTTTTCTGACGTACAGGTTCACACCTTCACGCTGTCGCTCTAAGTAGGCATCATTATCTGGCACCTTTTGGCCACGTTGCTTTCTATGAGGCGTAAAGGATGTATTACCCGTCCAGATGCCTTGTCCATATTCAAAAGCACTGAACCCATGCACTGACTGGCCAGACTCTTCCATCACCCAGCGTTTGATGTAACGGCGCTTAAGCTTGTATTTACCCGGGCGTGCACGGTCGGTTTCGAGTATTGCCCAGATCTCGTCGGGGTTTTGTATTGCCCTGGCAAGTAAGCGCATATAGCGGTGGCGTAGTTTGTCTTTCGATACTTTGTATTGGCCGTCGGCCCCACGAAACAGATAGTCGTTAATCGCAATGGGCTCACCCAGAACATCTTTAAATATCAAGTCACCTTCGCCAAACTCACCCAGGAACGCCTGCACGTATTGCTCGTCTGGCAGACCGTCAACCATCAGACTCTTTGACGAAACAGAGGTCGCAGCAGGTAGAGGCGGTTTAGCGACCGGGCCGACGGGCACAGATTTTATTGTGCTGGGCCATTGTTCCTGGACGTGGGGAGTACTTTGCCTCAGCCAACTCTGCCCTGGCGTATGTTCAAAACCGGGATCGATGCCCAGGGGGATCTTACGGATCTCGCCGGTGCGTTTGTCCGGGTACTCTTTAAATTCATCTGCAGGGGCGATATCCGGCCCGGTTTTGCCCAGGCGGCGCATGGCCCGTTCTGACTTGGGAAACTTCTTACACTTGCAGCCGTAGCCGTTAGAGGGGCTATGTGCCCCCCAGAACGGATCATCAGACGCTAATACCAACCTGTCCCATTTCTTGTGCTGCGGCCTGAAGTTCTCGGCCCCTGAGTGGCGATACTCCATGTAGGGGAACAGTTTTTTAAAGCCCGGCTCGGCCATCTGCGCTTCACGCCCGGCATTGTATGCCTGGCGAATATTGGTCTCGTAGATCAGCCGAGAGCGCCAGCCACGCGATCCGTGATAGCTCCAGCCATGCTTTTCAACAATGGTGTCGAAACGCTTTTGAAAGTTTTGCAGGGTTTCACCGTCTTTAATCGCGGCCTGTATGCCCGTCAGAAAGTCTTCAACAATGGCGGTCTTTTTGGCACCGGCGATCATAAAACCGTGATCATGCTGCTGACCATAGACGTCGGCCCAGCCGTTAGTCGGCAGGGGCACCTTCTGTTGCAGATAGTCGATAGCCTCTTTAAAAGGCTTGCTGCCGTAGGCTGGCATTATTCGGCATCCTGCAGCAGCTCATAACGGCCCGCTATGGCTGCAACGGTGAGTGCCTGACTCATGGTGTCGGTTAGCGCGGCGCCGTCCAGCGGCAGCGCCATCAATTGTTCTGTTAACTGCTCCAGACTGTCGGCGTTGTCGACCAGCTGGCGCAACGTGTCTAACAGATCATTGGTGTTTTGGTCAGCCTTTGCCTGAACGTTATCAACCAGCGCATCGATCTCATCTGTATCCAACTGTTGTGCTTTCAGCGCTGCGAGGGCGACCTCTTTTGAACTTTTTGCTGGTGAGGCTGGCGTTTGCGGGTAACTTTGAGATAGTTGCAGAATCTCTTCGCCTTCATTGGGCTGTGGGATTTTGGTTTTCTCATTTACCCAGCTCATTGGGATTCTCATACCGAGAGAAACAAGGCCGTTTAATGGTTCAACGAACTGTTGCAGATCTTCCGGCTCATTCAGATCGAACTCTAGCCGGGGAATTCGACGGGGGCTACTGAACGACTTACCGTTCAGCACATACATGGGGTAGACCACATCGCGGGTCAGTGTGGCCGCCAGAGACTTCAGATCGGCGTCGCGGATCTCTTGCCGCACTTCGTTGTGTACGTTGCCCAGTGCATTGGTTGAGCTTTTACCGTCGGCCTGGCTGGTGAGGGTGCCGCCCAGAATGGCTTTAGACTGACTCTTTTCACACCAAGCTATCATCGCCATGAATGGGTCACTGGCACCCTCGGCGGCTTTCTCGAATTCGATCTCCATCCCTTTGGGAATGATGCCACCTGCGTTGTGACCGATACTCATCACTGCCCGCAGCAGCGTTAGCTTTTCACGTTCGCTGGCCCCTTCGGGGTATTTACCCAGGCGCAACGGCAGGCCGTAGATCTCAAGAAATTCGGCGAGATCTCGCACGCTATAGTTCTTAAACAGGAATGGCCAGGCCAACACGCGCACGAGACCACGGCGTGACAGATAGCCAGACTTAGCTTTCGCCTGGTGGCTTATCCAGCCAAACGGGCGCAACGGTTCACCTTCGTGACTGCCATCACGTAGGCGCAGCTCGTCCCGTTTATCCGGGTGGGTTTTAAACCAGCTGGAGTCGCGCCATTCGGCGTCGTTGATAAAGTGGGTTTTATCCTCAAACGTCCAGGATATTTCCAGGTTAGCGAAGCTTTTCAGAATAGCGTCACCGCAATCGAAAATAGCCTCATCCAGCCAGGTTGCTGAGCGTAGCTGCTCTTCGATCATTTCAGCATCGCGCTTTTCGGCAGCGCTGGCGTTCGATGGTGGGACAATGTTCCAGTCTGGCCCCTGCATGGCTAAGCGGCGTTTACCCAGCTCACTCTGTACGTGAGGGTCTTTCTCTTCGATATCTTCGGCCAGTTCACACTGACGCATCAGATCACCTTGCTCAGCCTCTTTCATAATGGTCGCCAGCTTTGCAGGCGTCAGACCGCTGGACGGATGGTCGCTGTAGTGACGGTGAAGCTGCGCCAGTTTAGCATCGGCCTCGGTTTGCGGCTCGGCCAGATCCGGCAGGTCGAACGGCTGGCCATTGATATCAACCAGTGTAGATTTAGCCATTACCAGGCTCCCTGTTTTGAATAGTTGGGTATATCGTAATCGTCGTCATTGTCGGCACCGCCCCACGGATCGGACTTACCAGGCACGGCCATAAAATCAATACTGCCGCCTTCCATCCAGCTCGCGCGGATCGCCATGGCCAACGCAACCGCAAAGTCACCGTGCCGCTGCTGGCCATCACTGCCGGTACCGCTGCCTTTTTCGATTTGCGGCACGCCTTGCTTGACCTGAATCTTGCTCATATCGGACTGAATGTCTTCGTGCCGGGGAATCTCCAGGTTGCCGTCTTCAAACTCGGCTTTAAGTTTTGGCATCCACTCGCGATACCAGGGCAGGTTAAGCATGACGGCATCAACAATCTCGGTACCCCACTTCAGCCGGGCCGCTTCGGCCAGATAGCCGCCGTTGCCGGTGGCGTCGAACGCAGCAGCGGTAAATCGAGGCAGACGGGTGAGAATGTAGAAAAGCACGACGCGCTGGGTTTCGTAAGGTGCGTTCGCCAGCTCTACCAGAAAGGGCACACGTTTTGTCAGATCCGGGTAAATGGTTAGCGGGCAGAACACTGACAGATCGCCTTTGCGGGCAAAATCTTCCCCGAAGACATGACGATGGTTGTCGTTGAGCTTATCCAGCAAAGGCTGCAGGACGTTCTCGCACCATTCTGCAATGATGCGGGTGCGCTCGCCTTCGGGCTTTAACTCAAAGTCTTTAGGGGCCGTCCAGCGCACAATGGGGATAGAGCGATCGGAAACCATTGCCCGTTCGACCAGTGTGCGCTTGATATAGATACCGCTGCCCGATTTAGGCACACAGTAATATTCTTCCAGGGCGTCTTCTTCGGTTGCCGTGTCTTTCAGCAGCCCGGCTTTCCACTCGTCCTCAGCTTCTTGCGTCCATTCTTTGCGGGTGATTTGGCATATCCGCTTATACAGCCCTTCTGCACAGGCATCGTCTAACGTGATGGTGTGCACGCTATAACGCTTTTTACCGGCACGGCTATCAATAATCAGTTGATTAAAAAGGTTTTCAATGCCGTTATGGGTGCTGATGATGCGGACTTTGCTGCCCCACATGGTGAGTGCCAGGGCCGCTTTAAGCAGCTCGGCCAGGCGGTCATGGAATGCCGCCTCATCAATAGTGACGTTGCCCTGCATACCCCGCAGGTTTGATGGGTTGCTTGAAAGAGCTTGTATCTTAAAACCGCTGGCGAAGTAGATAGTGAAGGTGAGGATCTCTTTGCCTTCTTTACCCTCATCGATAAACAGCTCTTCCTGGATATCCCCGGCCGCTTTATCAAACATTCGCGACCACATTGCCGCCGCTTCGATAAACTCCCGCGCCATCTCTTTGTTTGAACCAACGTAGAAATGGTTGCAACCGCCTTCTGACTTTGCCGCCCCCGCACATAACGAACCGTCTGCAGCTTCGGCCCACGTGAGCCCGGTGCGTCGAGATTTCTCAGCAATCTTGAGTACAGATTCATCAGCTATCCAGCGCTTCTGATAACCCAGCAGCACTTCTGATGCATCAAATTGCTGAAGCTGCGCAACCCCCTCAGCAACAGCTTGAGATAAGGCATTAACTGAAAGATCCATAATTACGCAATCCCCAGGATCTGCTGCTTAATCGCTTTTACACCTTCACGGGTTAGCCCCTGCTGCTTCGCGACAGTATCGATGGCTTCGGCGGCATCTTCAGTGGCGCGCTTGCGGATCTCTTGCTCGCGTTTCTCATTAACTGTGGTTGCCTGCTCCAGATGCTTAATAGATAGCGCCAACTCTTTCAGCATCTTTGGGTGGGCCGGTTCCTCGCTAGTCATCATCTCGGTGGATGTTTCAAAAATCATCGTCTGGACAAACTCATTCAAGAGTTTTCCAACCTGACCCTGCGGCGCATTACCCAGCTTACCGATCCACATTTCTGCGACTTCGCGAGACTCACGCACTTTTGCGCCTAGAGCCTCCATCCGCATGCTATAACGGTTGACTGCTGACTTACTGACGCGTTGCTCAATCCCTTCTTCAGCCAGCAATTCATTCACCCGCTGGGCGGTTTCTACCTGGCCGACAGCGGGATCTCTTAGCAAGGCATGCAACGCATCGCGGATCTCAGCGGGCAGCAGATCGATTGAGGATTTACGCGCCATCTTCTTTCATTCCTCTGAGCAAGTTTGACCGCTCTTCCATGACCGCTTTCTGAAAAGCTCTCTCCGCCTGAGCGGCTTCGGGATCATCTTTCAGAAACTGTTTTTTAAACCCTTCCAGGCCTTTGATATTTGCAGAGACTTCCGCAGCCACAACAACTCTGGCGAATGATGCCAAAACGGTTTTCTGAGCTTTGGTTAAAGGCTTAACGGCCATAACGGTTCTCCTTCAGGCTCCCGGCCCCGGACGTTTTACACCGGGCACAATCGCTTTGCCCTGGGCGACATCTAGGCCGCGCTGGGTGAGGGCCACAACCTGTACGCTGTTCAGTGACCAGATCCTGCTCGGTTAACCAGGCGATCTCTGAGTGCAGTTTGTCGCGGCTGACGCTGTGGCCGTACAGCTCCAACCCCCGCTGCAGAATGCTGCTGTTGATCTTGTAGTCAGCGTCTTCGGCCAGCAGTCGCAGCAATACCAGCCGTCGGTCTTCTTGCTCAAATTGAGAAAATGGCATGGTTTACCCCTTGTTGTTCATCAGGTAGTCGTGAATGCGATCTACCGTGTTGGTTACCCGGTCCAGCTTGCTGTCCAGTGCTGAAGACTGTGATTGCAGCTTGGCGATATCTTCATGCGTGGGGGCATGCTTCAGGTTTTCTTCAGCCGATATCACACGTCGTTCCAGCGCATCCTGACGATCATCCAGCGCTTGAATATCAGTGCGGTTCTGGTTGCGCCCGGTGCGAATCCAGACAGCAACACCGATACCGATGGTGAATATCCATTGCATTACATCCAGCCAGAACTTAGCTGCGTCCCAGTTAACGTCCATGTTTTTGTTCCTCAATCTGTTGGCAGTGAATGCAGCGGGCTGCGTTGGGTTTTGCCTTTAATCGGGCGGGTTGAATATCTACGCCACAACTGATGCAGATAACCACCCCGTCTCTGATATCCTGTTCGGGTTCTGAGCGTTTCAGCGCGTTATCCAGGGCGTCCTGGCGCTGGCGCATTTCCAGCTCTTTGGCGTGATCGAGAATGTCGGGCATTACTTCACCATCCCTTTAATCAGATCTATTGCTGGGGATGGGGTTTGCTTCCATTTACTGAACGCATCAACGGTACGCATACCCATGTAGGTGAACAACGGGCCATAGAGTACGCCTGCCACTATTGGGCTGGCTCCCGCTATGGTATACGCCACCAACACAGTGTCTTCAACATGATTGAACAGGGGCGCTATACGGCTGACCAGCTCGGCACCCAGCACATAAGCTGTGCCGGAATAGCCTGATAAACGAGCCATTTTCGGGCGGGTTTCTTTAACGTAGTCTGTGCCGTTAATGGCTTCGGTGCGGATGGTTTCCTGGGTTTCGTGGTGCATGCCCAACTGATGATTGAGCTGGTTCTTTTCGCGCTCAGCGGCGATGTCTTCCAGCTTCACTTTCAGCTGCATCACCACGACAACGTCTTCGGCAGGCATACCAGAAACGATCTGCTCAATATGTGCCTTAGCCCCGTCTGTGGACATCCCCCCGGCAACTTCAACCGCTGAGGCCAGCTTTTCAGATACTGAGGCCGCTTTATCGCCGCCGAACATCTGGCCTGCCATACGAATCAGCGACGGGCCTGCGGTGAGAAGGGCTGTTGCTATCAGAGACATGGGTATGCCTTCCAGCACAGTTCGAAGTGAGGGCCGTCTGAGTAAACCTTTTCACCCTGACGTTTTTTTCGCTCGATATATGCCTGACGGGCGGCTTCTGGTGTGTCGTAGGTATCGAGCAACGCCCAACCACCACCCCAGCGAATAGCGACGTTAAATTCTGCGGCGGCTTGCTTTATAGCGGCCGCTATCTGGTAGTAATACGGCCAGTCATAGCTAACTGTCCCGTCCACCCATGCCGCTAAATCAACTGCATGAGATACTTCGCCCAGCTCTGGGTTATTCGCGGGCACTCGGAGCAAATGGCGGCTATTGAGGGTTGCTGAATCGCCTGTTTTCACAAGCCAACGCTGCCGCTTAATCTCGCGCACTCCCTCGGTCACTGCAAAGTCAACAGCCGACAAGGCAAGTCCGCGCTCTACAACGGCGACCAGATCAGGATGTACTTGCTGCAGATTCTTTTTGGAACGTCGCCCCAAAGCGAATGGCTCTGGTGTATGGTTTTCAGGCATAAAAAATCCCCGTTAATCTGAAGTCCATTGATTTCGTTAGGACTCTAACGGGGATCTGGTGGGGGTGGGTTTAACCTAGGTTAGATGTTTTATGGGTATTTAATTCATTCCTGTCAGTTCGTCATCCTCGAAATACAGGTACTGACGATCATATTTTCCTGTGCAATACACCCACTGCTCATGAACCCCTGAGGCATAAACTGAACGATTGATATCGCAGGGTTTTCCCCAGGAGCGCTCGGCTTGTTTTTTGGTCATTCCAATGGCAACTTCATGATGCCAGATCATCTTCTTAAAACGCTCTTGCCGCAGGCGTTCTTCCCTTATAGCCTTAGATTTTTCGTTTAGGCGCTTTTGCTCTTCTGCCCAGCGCTGTCGACGCTCTTCTTTATAGTCATCATCGGGGATGTCCCCAGGCTCGAAAGAGTTATCGGGCACCGACGGTATATAGATATCAACCTCGTCAGAAGCACCTTGCGTACAAGGGGTTGATTGATACATCACACGGTCATTGGTCTTACATTTATAGATTTCTGCGTTAACAGGCAGCACCATGCTCATTAACGCTAACATAAATACGATTTTGATCATCGCTGAGACTCCTTTCCTCAAAACAGTTCTGGCTGTATCCGCTTGCGATAGTATGCCTGCTGTTCTTTGATAATTCGATAGACATGTGTCGCGGATATCTTGTACTTGTCTGCCAGTTCGTCTGGCTGAACGCCTCGCTCACTCCAATCCCTATGCAGCTCGACATCACGGATCGCCTTCTTTAACGCATCCAGCTTAGGCAGATAGAAATAGCGGCCACCGCAATATACTGACTGTTCGGCGAGGAGAGTATGGCTGATTTTCTGAGCCTCTGAACCACTATAGCCCAGGCGCTTTAACGATGCGCTGTAGATATCGACAAGTGCAGACAGATCGCGCGGCCACTTCTTTTGCACCTCTTCAGGGATAGCATCCAGATGATCTAATAAATCTTTAGAGAATGAGTCGTCACCCAGGAGGTCTTTCTGCTCTTCACTCATCGCCTGATTCTCTCTGTTTTGCGGCCTGACGCCTGACGTTGATCTCCAGCGCTGCAACCAGCTTGTGCAACTGGTCGGGCGCTAACCATTCAACCTTTTCAACCTTAAACATATGGCGGGCCATGCTGTGGGCGTAGTTCCAGTGCAGGCCGTTATCCGCCAGCAGCGCCTCGACTTTGCTCATCAGTGGGCGACGGCCCGCACCTGGGTTGGGCCGCTGCCCGAATGTTTGCGTTTTATTCTGAAAACCGCATTTTTTCAGATGGCTGATAACACGCCTCAACTCACTGATGGTCATCTTTGCGCAGCTGTTTTTACCAGTCAGGGAAAACAACATCTGCCGATAGGTATCGTCATCCAGACCCAGCTGCTTTTTAGCGATGTGGATCTGGGCCATTGCTGCTTTTCGTGGGTCTTTTGACATGTTCACCAGTCTGTATCCTTTATATCCATGATTGCGCTGCTAACCACCGCCCTGGCACTCCGGCGATTTGTTGTTGCAAGCCCAGCAGGCAGCGCCGGTATATCCGCGCCCTGGCCACTTTCCAGCACCCGTCTCAGGTAGTTGTGATTTGATAACGGCTTAAAATGGCCCAGCTGCTGTTTGGCCCGCATTGATTCCACCGTATGCACCAGCGCGGCCGTCAGGACGTTAGGCTCAGCCAGCTCTAACGCTTCATTTGCCAGGCGCAGGGCACGATCATTGGCGAGATCCCGGCTGGGGGAACGAAACAGCCCGATGTAAGTGACCAGGGCGGTGCCTGTGTTTTTCTCAAGCCGTGCCAGCAAAGCCAGCAGATCGCGCCCCGCTTCATCCTGAACCAGCGATTCAAGACTGAGGCGGCTATGGCAGATGGGGCAGCGGGTTAGTTGCATGTTGCTGACTCGCTCTGAAAACCAACACTCTCTAAACTGAGCCCTTCAACTTTCTTGTACTGTCGAACGAGTGTTGCAGCTGTCGAAAATACAGGCTCATACCATTCCATATGCTCTTCAAGCTTTGGAAACAACCTTTTAGCGTTGCGTTTACCGAGGCTTTTGATTATTTCCGCTCTTTTCTTTGGGCTATACAGTGACTTGGTTCGCTTGTGCCAAAGTACCTCTGTGAGAGGGTCATAGTGGTCACTCGTTTTCCAGCCCCAACCGATGCTTAACGTGCGATCAAAGTAAACGATCAACTCAAATCGACCTTCTTTAACCAGCTCTCGACGCACCAGAATCTTCTTGCCCTGGTAAGAAAAAACCACCTGGCTAAATTAGTTTTTCAGCTCGGTTTGTATGGCCTGCCATTGTTCTTTTGTGATGCTCATATCAATCTCGCTTGCTTATTCACAATCAGAAACAGCCCACGGGCCGCTTTTGATTATGGCCGCCGTAGCGGCCAGTACTTCAGATCGCCTGCCCAGCGTTGCCGCTGACGATATGCTGCTGAAGCGTCAGAATGGCAGACAATGTTGCTGGCAGTTCTTCGACAGATGGTTCCAGCGTAAAGCCGCTCCAACTAACATTCAGACCATCACGACTGAGGCCGATGCGAACACCCTCCGGTAGCTCTTTCATCATCTCTGCAACCGGATCTGCGGTGCGTTCTTGCGTCATCTCTAACGCTTTTGACTGTGGGGCGAGGACGGGGATATCGCTTTCATGAAAAGACATTCTGGCCACAGGTATTTTGGCGGGTTTGCTTTCAACTTCTGAACCATGCACGGGTGCAGCAGGTGTCTGGGGCGTTGATAGCCAGTTATGCTCTCTGGCTTCTTTCAGCCAGGCTTTAATCACTGCATACTGACTGTTAGATTGCAGTTTTACCGCACCTTTAATCTCTAACTGTTCCAGAACATTTTTCAGCTGTGTTTTTGAATCCAGCGCCGGGCAACGTGGCAGCATCGGGGTCAAACCGCAGGGGCCAATCGCATCGAGCGCTAAAACAACCTGCCGTTGTACTGTTGTTAGTTCCATAATGATCTCCGTTAATTTAGGATTTTTTCCTATTCCGCTTTTCTGGTTGCAGCGTTAGGCTGCAGTGGATAGATAAAATAAAGCCGTACCGGCGGTGGCTGACTATGGATGGTCAACACCAATGCCAAGCCCCCTTTGCGATGCAGAGGGGGCTTTTTATTTAGTTCAGGGCATCTTTCAACGACTTCAGCGCTTTAAACTTCGCAACTTTTGCAGCAGGTATTTCGATTGCTGCACCCGTTTGCGGGTTGCGACCGGTGCGCGCTGCGCGCTCACCTGTTGTCAGCTTTCCCAGGGCTGGCAGGGTGACTTCACCACCCGCCTTCAGCTGTTGAGTGGTAATGTCTCCCAGAGCGTTCAGCATTTTTTCAGCCTGTGCTTTAGTGCTATCGGATGCGTTTGCAATGGCGTTGATCAGTTCTGCTTTGTTCATTGAGTTTCCCCTTAGTTGTTAGCTGCTCATCAGTACCCAGCCGCTACGCTGAGTAGACGCCCGAAAGGGCGATAACAGGGACGTCTGCTGCTTTCGTGTTTTTGACGTCTTCGATTAGCTCTGGATATCGACACTCTTTTTGCATCTGCTTAAGCAAGCTGGCTTTCTCCTCCTTAAACGATGTTGAACACACCTCCCAACCAAAACGGGCTTTTAATGAATCAGCGCCAAAGTGTTTCACCTCCCAGGCTTCAACATTGGCGGCTTCAATTTCGCCACGCTGGGGAGCATTACTGTCATAACCGAAAACCTTAGCCATTGATTGCCTCCCGCATTTTCTTAGCCTGACGAAACCTAACCCCCTTTGTGCCATCGTCTTTCAGTGCAACTTCAAACAGCCCAAACCCGTCAATAGCGACTGTATGGCCCTGCGCCAGGTGCTGCAGAATGACGCTGCCCACGGCTTCTATCGCACTTTTCGCCTGCACCGGTGAAAGCCGCGCGCAAAATGCCACGTGGCTGGCCATTTGCTCTGCTGTAACAATGCTCATAACCACCTCCTAGTATTCAGACCCCATCTCATCTTCGATTTCCGTCGCGACACGTTCACCTTCTTCTTCAAAGAAAAGACGGATGTCATCAGGCGACTTGCCTTCGTCCTTTAGTATCTGGCCAATCTCATCAAGCACTATTTGTGTAGAAAGCAGATCCATCACATCCTCCTATAACGCCGCGATATCGAGTGATATCGGTTGATATTGCTCTGACTCTCCGACCCGCTCATACAGTCGCACATAGGTTTTTGAACCCGCGATCTGAATGCTGTCTGCGATCGCGGCCATCGCCTTGCTCCACTCGCTGTCATCGATCTTGATACGGCGAAGCCCTAACACTCGGCCGGTGCTGATGTTGCCCTCTTTGTCGACCTGGAACGCGTGATCGACCAGCACTTTGATCTTGTTATCAGAGCCTTCGGCCCAACGGTGAATGCAGCCATCTATCAATTCTTTAGCTACTTGCAGACGCTCATCGAAGACGATGTATTCACTGATCGCCCGTTGAATCTTGTACTTGCCGTCATAGCTGAGCAGGCTGATGTTGCCTTTTTTACCGCCCATTTTTACGCTGTAACGTTCGGCACTGAGGTCAACGAACGCGCTGATATCGCCCAGAGTGTTTAGCTTGAAGGTAGCCATTGCCTGCTGCAGCTCACGCGCTTTGATGACAATCTCCTGGACCAGGTCGTTGCGGGTGAGATCGATCTCGTCGATCAACTCGATTGGCACCAGACGACCGGCCTGATCTTGCAGATAGCCTTCGGGGATATGTTGTTGCACTGCGTGGTTCATGCGACCTCTCCTTTTTTCATAAAATTGGGGTTTTCCCAGTTCAGCAGCTCACGCCAGTCGCCCTGGTGGAGCTCAACAGCCTCTTTCAGAATGACACTGGTGGTTGTGCCGTTGTCATAACGTTCAGGGTTGATGTTGATGTACTCCTCTTCGATCACCAGCGCGTCTTTATGGTCGGTGGTGTCAGACTTGCCCGGCTTACCCCAAAACGTTAATTGCTGCCGCTCATATGTGGCTGGCAGATTGATAATCAGATAGTTCATGCATATTCCTCCCAGCGGATCTGGCAGTCGGCTACAAACGCAACGCGTTCGGTGCGGCGACGGCCCCCATCGCTGTAATAACGTGTAATGGCGCTTTCGAGCTGTTCGCAAGCACGGCCGGTGCGCACTTTTATTTGCGGTGACGTGGCTTCGATATTGATAGAGCAGACTGTCAGCCCCAGCGCTGCCAGCGTATTGACCGCCAAGTTCACCTTGGCCAGCCGTTCTTTGATAAAAGCGTTTTGCAAATCAACCTGAACATTAGTCATGGCTGTTCTCCCGACTCTCTGGATTACGTGAGCAGCTACGGCAGGCACGATAGAGTGCAATACGCTGCGGGTTGCTACTGATAAACGGCATTTCGCGTTGTTTTTGGCATTCTGCGCTTTCGATCATGCCCAGCACTGGGCATTCGACGGTGGCGCAGTAGGCCATGATTTTCTGCTCCATCCGGGCAATATTGGCCGGATATTTGTTTGCTAGCAGCGTGCTGACAGAAGCCCGATCGATGCCGATGCGGGACGCTGCGGCTTTCTTGCTGCCGGTTTCTTTCACCAGCATGACCAGCACCTGGATAAACTCCGGTGGCTGTTGGCCCCAGCCAGACAGATCTATATTCATTGCAACTCCTCCGGATCTTCCGCGAACATCACCTTATTGAGATTCGGGTCGTACAGGGTTTTAACCCGCTGAACCTGTGGCGCTCGTGGGCCGGTGTTCATGCTTGGCTTAAGACGAATTAGCTCTAGCCGATGCGGCGTACTGGCCCGCACCACCTGCAGATAACCGGCTTTTTTCAGCAGCGACAGGTAGGTTTTCACGTAAGCCAACTTCACATCTAAGCCGCTGGCTGCTACATGGTTTTCAATCTGTCTGGCATCCAGCACATCGAGAATGCGCAGCGTTCGCCACATGGCCTCTGATACCAGGCCCTGTTTTACCGGCTCGCCTTTGCGGGTAAGCCGTGGGGCTTCCAGGCCATCATCCTTTGTCAGCCGATACACCGCTTTTTTCAGATGGCCACGCGTCACTACCTCGACATAACCTCCGGCCTGCAAACACTGAAGATAGGTTTTAACGGTTTCGATCTCGGCATTGGCATGCTGTGCAACCGGCAGAATCTGAAACGCTTCACGCCGAATGCGCAGTTGTTCCCAGATGCGTTGGCGGGCACATTTACCGCCGATCATTTCTAGCTGAGCGGGTTTGCGATGGCCCTGACGTTCAATTTTTGCGCTTGCTGTCATGATGTTCTCCTTAACTTACAAGCGACGCTTTGGGGCTTCACCGGTGTAAAGCGCAGCTTTGCCCCAGACATCACGGGTGACTGACTCCCAGCCGCTGGTCAGCGCGGTGTCTTGTATCATTTCGAGATTGACAACAACCCGGCGAACGCTGCCCCCGGACAACTCGACCAGGTGCGTGAGCATGTCGTCTGCTATGTCCACTTCACCGGCGTATAACGGTACAAGCTTGCGAGCATCGGCGAGGGTGACAGGCTGCGCAGGCACCCAGCTCAAAACTCGGCCGTGAAAGCGTTCCCACTTTTTCAGTTTGTTGGGCAACTCCTCTTCGCCGATCATCAGGATGGGCGACTGGCTGGCCTCGTATAGATCACGAATCAGCTCTACTGCATTCTTTTCAACCAGGTGATCCATCTCATCCACAATCAGCGGTCGGCCGCTCATAGCCAGTTCCTGCGCGGCCTGGTCGAGCATCTGCGGGATCGTTGAGGCTGGACGCATTCCCATCTCTGCCAGAATGGCGGTGAGGGTGTGCCTTTTAGTCCAGACGCTTTTCGCTTGCACGTAGTAAGCCCGGCGGCGGTTTGCCACATAGGTTGCTGCCACTGACTTACCAAAGCCGGATGGCCCGTAGAGGCACACCATGCCCGGCAGGCTACTGGTTCGTTCCATGGCTTTTTCCAGCGCAACATCGCACAGTCCGATGTTGGCAATATCGGCGATTCCGCCGTTGACGTATGCATTCATGCTTGTCATGCTTTTGTTGCTCCTTTTGCTAGTTCGAATGGGCACCGGGATCAGAGGGTGCGAGCCTCTGGTCCCATCTCTTCTTCACGCCGTGCCCAGGCGGTAAACTCTTTGCTGCTGCTATATTTCTTAAACCAGAACTGATGTGCATCCGGTACCGGGCGACCATTTTTGTATGTTTGATACAGTGCAATGCGTTCGTGTGTTGTCATCTCTGCCGGTGAGCGATCCGCTGCTGATACGGTGACGGGTTCCCGCTCTTCGAGTACAGGCTGCATCCGATTGCTGAGCAGATCCGGGGTGATAGCGCCGATGCCGGGTATATACATCGGTTCGTCTTGCTCCAGTGCCGGGCGTCCGCGCAGCTCTGCTTCAACTTCATTAAGCTTCACTTCTAAGCGGCGTTTACGGCCCATGGCTCGCTGCTCCCGGGCGTTATCGATAACACTTTTCGGCATGTAATCGACTTTGTTGGCGTTCCACTCGGCTTTGCAGATGAGCGTCCCGGTTTCGGGTTCATACACCCAAATTGCATCAGGATCATTAATGTCGTAAGCGATATGCACTTGTTCGCCGTGCCACTCAGTCAGTGAGTGGCTGAAGTAGATATTGTTGATAAACTTAATCTCGCAGCGGTTAACGGTGCGCGTTGTACGGGGGCGGAAGATCTGAGCCGCTTCATCACCGGTCAGAAGCATGGGTGACCAGCCGTTATCCTGGTGTTGCTGCCAAAGCTCATCCGGGGTTATGTGGCGACGCTTGCCGCTTGCATCCGTAATCTTTGGCAGACTGCTGTGAGGGCGGGCGTTGTACCAGTTGATGCGCTCATTAACGAGTTCCATAAATGCGCTCCAGCCCATCAGGTGCATTGCTCCGCCGTGTTTTACAGCGGCACGGCTTAGCTTAAATTGGCCCTGCTTGGCTTCCTGATCCATATCTTTACCGATGAATCCCTGTTCCCCTTTGGCAGCATCAACCCATAAGGTTTGGTGAACACGTTCAATCACCCCACGAGCCTGGGAGCTATACGGCAACGAGTGGGTCATTGTGCTGCCGAGCCTGGCCATTACGCCGGTGGCTTTGTCTTTCATCAGGGCGTTGGCATAGCCGCCCCCGTTGTCGACGTAAATCAGTGCCGGTACCGCCTGGGTGCAGGAACTAATCAGGGCATCTAACACAGCGATACTGCTTTCTGCCAGGTCAACTGAAACACCCACCACCCGGCGAGTGGCTATGTCGATAAAGGTGGTGATCTCCGGACGGAAAGGGCGACCATGCCATGGATGCTGCACTTCTCCGTCATGGGTGTGGCCATCGGCGCTGTAGATATCAGCCGGTAGCAGCTGGCTAAAATCACGCCTAACAAAGGGCAGGATGTTTTTCAGCTCACGGGCACCCATCCGGCCTTTCTGCTTCGATACGTTGCCCATTTTCTTAATAAAACGGCGAACTGCATGGATGCTGGGGGGCGTGCCTTCATAATTAGCTGAAAACTGACGATAAGCATGCTCTACGCTGGGTTTTTCAGGGCGCGACCAGCACATCAGGAAGGCGTTGGCCCAGACCGGTGCTTTTAATTCCCGCTTAGATTTTGGGGCAAGGTTTTTAACATCGGTAGCAAACCAGCGCTTAATACTCCGAGGGCTGGGGTATTGCTCAACAGAGCGGCCGCGAGGATCTTTCGCCAGACGCAAAGCCGCATCTAACACAGGATTTATACTCTCTAACTGCCCGGTGCTGGCTTGTGTCAATAAAGTCGTGATAGCGGCTTCTTTGGTGACACCACTCTCACACATGGCGCTAATGGCGTTGATGACTGTGCCCCGTGCATCAGCAGTGCTGCGCTGACGGTGCGTCAGACTGGTTTCTGTCTGCAGGGTCGAGGCCGGTTTAGTAATGACCGTTTTAGATTCATGCAGACGCGGCATCATGACTGCAATCTGCTGCGCTTCTAACGCGTTACGGGCTTCATGAGGCAGGTTGCTGATGTGGTATTCATAGCCGCCACCTTTTCCCATGCGCTGCTGCGCTTCCCAACCTTCACGCTCGGCACGGCGAACGATAGTCGAATGAACAACGTTTAACGCTGATGCTATCTCCTTAGCTGTAAACCATTGCTTCATAATCTTTCCCTATAGCAGCTCAGGCTGCTGATATTTCTCAACATTGCCACGCTGATGCGCCAGGTCTTCGATAAGCACCGCGATAGCATCTATAACGTCTTGCTGCTCGCTCCGGTCTTCGTAGAAATCAAGCAACATAGCTATAACCTTGTTGCTATATGACCCAAGCTCATTCAGTTGACGATGTTCTGCCTTACGGCCTGTTGGCATCTCAACAACGAGCTTATTGGCGCTGCAGGCGAGATACTGAGAAACAAAATCAATTCCACAGGCCATTTCAAACGCTCTGATTTTAATAGCGGGCATCCGACCGGTTCCAAGCCATTTATAGAGCGTGTTGTAACTTGATTCGCACATCAGCTCGGCGATCTGGTCAACGCTTCTGTTATGCTTTTCACGCGCATGATCGACACACAATTCCAGAGCATGTGTAATGCTTCGCGCTCTTAACCGTTTCCAATCTTTACGGGCCATTTGTACTCCCTCGACTAACTCGCCATCCAAACAAAAATACTTTCTGTGTATATCCCTGGCGCTTTTCTGTAACTAAGATGAAAGCGAATCAGGAAAAGCGGATAGGCTTCGCTATATCAGGCTACTTGTTGCTGCGTTGACACCGTGGTGGTGCTAAACTTTGAAACGCCCTTATTCACATAACGCGAAGGCCAGATTGCTTCAGGCTTAGTTCCAAGAAACTCAGCAATGATCTTCTCGACTTTCGGGTAAGGGGCTTTGAAAACGTTGTATAACGTAGTTGGATTTTCATAGCCGTGATGACGGCCAAGCTCTGCCAGGCTTACGCCTTTTTTGCGGATCTCGGCCAGAACATCCTGGCGATGCCAATCCTGATTTGAGTGGGCTTTTTGCTTGCTCATTTTTTTACGCCTTTATTAACCAGTTTTATTTAGCTGTGTGGCTCACTGCTATAAGTAAAACATAACACGCATAAACGTGCATTAGCAATACGTTTTTACGTGCAAAAGTATGTTATTCCGTTCTTTCTGATTGGTTTTTGTGTAACTAATTGATTTTTAAGTGCTATTCAATGTAACGTTTTAACGTCCCATTGTTTGGCTTAATGCAAAAGTTAGCTAGATATAAGGTTTGCAATGAGTACAGGTGAACGATTACAGGTCGCTCGGAACTATTTAAGCTTGTCTCAGGAGGCGATGGCAGAAGCTATAGGCTCGAAAAAACGTGGCTACCAGGATAACGAACGTGATCGCTCAGTTCCTGGAGGAAAGGTTATAGAAGGCTTTGTTAAGCTGGGCATCAATGCCAATTGGCTTTTGACCGGAGAGGGCCCAATGCTTACAGCCGACCTTTCTCCGGAAGAAAAGCCGAGAGAGTGCGCGGTTAGATCATTTGCTGGTGATTACGGTGTAGATGCTGAAAGAGATGTGTACGCGAAGCAAGGCATGCAAAGCATTGAAGATGCCATGCCTATTGTTGATGGCGCATTATCTGAAGCGGGGTTAGGTGTTGATAAACACTGGAGACGGATGATCGCAAGCTGGGTGGCGCAGTACGGTTTTGAAGGGCAGCATATCAAGGACTTGGCGTCACTCATCAGCTCACAGGCAGAACTGGCCAATGAGTTCGCGTTAATCCCTGGCTATAACGTAGAAGTTTCCGCCGGTAGTGGTGCGTTCCCTAACAGCGAACAGCCATCACGCCGTCTGGCGTTTCGCCATAAATGGCTGCGATATAAGGGGTTAAGCGAAAAAGACCTGGTACTGGTTTTCTCGCGTGGTGATAGCATGGAGCCAACCATCAGCGATAACAACACGCTGATGATAGATACCAGCCAACGAGAGCTAAGCGATGGTGCCATCTATGTTATTCGTGTGAACTCGCACCTGGTCGTTAAACGCGTTCAGACACTGCTGAACCGAGATATCATGCTGATAAGCGATAACACCGCCTATCACCCGGAAACGCTGAAGCCCGAGCAACTGAATGACCTGGAAGTGATAGGTAAGGTTGTCTGGATAGGAAAGGACGTTTAA